TGAAATGCAGATCCCGTTCGTGCGTCTTCTGCAGCCGCTGTCGCCACAGCTGAACAAGAAGAAGCCGGAGTATATCGACGGCGCTTCCGCAGGTGACGCGTTCAACAACGTGACCAACCAGTATTGGGACGGCGAAGCTGGCATCGTAGTGATCCCCTGCTTCCAGACCACCAAGTATCTGGAATTTGTGCCGCGGGATCAGGGCGGCGGCTTCCGTGGGGAGATCCCCCCGACCGATCCGATCCTGCAGCGCACCTCGCGTCAGGGCTCCAAGGAGATCCTGCCAACAGGTAACGAGCTGGTGAAGAGCGACCAACACTTCTGCCTTCTGGTGGAAGAGGATGGATCGTTCCAGCCTGTGGTCGTGGATATGAAGTCCACTCAGCTGAAAGTCTCGCGCCGCTGGAAGACGCAGATCGCGATGCAAAAGATCCGGCACCCCAAGGATGGCCGCATGATCACGCCTCCGGTCTACGCCACCATGTGGCAGTTGACTTCGGTCGAAGAGTCCAATGACCAAGGTTCGTGGTCCAACTGGGCGGTGGCCAAGGTGGATCTGGTAGACAACCGAGACCTCCTGTTGGAGGCTAAGGCGTTCCGCGACAGCATTGTTGCGGGTGAAGTGAAAGCTGCTGCGGAGGACCACGGTTCTTCGTCACGGGTTGATGACTCCGACATCCCGTTTTGAGCAGTCGCGGAGGGGGTCGGGAATTGACCCCCTCCAATTAACTTCAGGAGCCAAGCATGTCCGTAGCGAAAAGATTGATGGCTGCATTCGAGGGATCGAGTGCGGGCCATGGCCGGACGGTGCTCGGTAGAACGAGCAGAACCACCGGCAAGACAGAGGCCGACAGTCGCGTGATCCGCGGGCCGCTGACAGAAGACAAAGTTCTGGCGCACTTAGACGGCAAGGTCGGGGTGGGGGCGATCCCTATAACCGTGGACAATACCTGTCGGTTTGGTGCGCTGGACATCGATACTTACGATCTCGACATCGTCCAGTTGAATGCCAAGGTCCAGAAGATGGGCCTTCCCCTGATCATGTGCCGCTCAAAGTCGGGAGGCGCACATCTGTTTCTGTTCCTCAAGGAGTGGGAGCCCGCAGCCTTGGTCCGGGAATACCTAACCGAGATGTCTGTGGCATTAGGCTTCAGCGGATGCGAGATCTTTCCCAAGCAGGACAAAATCCTGACCGAGCGTGGAGACGTGGGCAACTTCATCAACATGCCTTACTTTGGCGGGGATGTGACCACGCGATACGCCTTGGACGAGAACGGAGAATCGCTGACCCTCGAGGAGTTTCTCGATGTGGTGGACAAGAAGCGCATCTCCATGGCCCAGCTCGACAGTTTGAAGTTTGGAGGCGAGCGGAAGCACTTCACAGACGGGCCCTACTGCCTAGAAGTGATGACGTCCCAAGGTCCGGTGACCTCGAACCGCAACATCTTCATGTTCAACGTCGGCGTTTATTGCCGGAGCAAGTGGCCTGATGACTGGAAGCGGCATCACGAGGAATACAACCGGATGTTCTGTTACCCCGCGCTGGATGCTTCAGAGATCGTCAACATCCAAAAGTCCTTGGATAAGAACGAGAAGTATTACTACCAGTGCGACCAGTGCCCGCTGAAAGATTTCTGCAACAAGAACATCTGTCGGACACGGCCACACGGCGTAGGCAGCGGCAATGCAGACATGCCAGAGATTGGTGGCATGACCATCCTGCTGTCCGAACCTCGGATCTACTTCTTGAACGTGGAGGAGAAACGGCTGCAGCTCTCCGTAGAGCAGCTACAGACGCCACTCCTTTTCCAGAGGGCGTGTATGTCCCAGCTGCAGTTCATGCCTCCCACGCCCAAGCCTACGCAGTGGCAGGCACTGGTTAACAGCCTGATGTCGGAGGCGGTCATCGTAGAGGTGCCGGAAGAGCTCACCATCAGCGGTCAGTTCAAGGAGCTTCTGCGGACATACTGCACCAGCCGTATCCAAGCCATGGCGCCGGAGGAACTTTCTCTAGGCAAGCCATGGACCAACAACGGCAAGACCATGTTCACGATGGCTGGCCTTGAACAGTTCCTGAAGAACCGAGGGTTCAAGGAATATACGAGGGCCGAGATCCAAGAACAGCTGAAGCAGCTCAACAATGGCGGCCCATACCACGGCACACAGAACGTGCGAAACACAGAGGGGAAGAGATCCTCCCTGCGTGTGTGGTGGGTGCCGGAGTTTGAAGACACAGAAATACAACTCGACGTAGAGGAACACAGCTATGACGTCCCCTTCTAAGAAAATGCTGCGTGTGAGCGACATCGCAGACTGGCTCAATGTATCGAAGTCCACGGTCTACAAGTGGGTGAAGGAGGGGAACTTCCCCGAGCCTATCATCCTCGGAGAGGGCGACCGCTCTGCTGCCAGCCGCTGGCCGCTCGAGGACGTGCAGGCGTGGCTCGATAGCCGCCCACGTGGGGTCCAAGGGGATGGAGCGGATGATTGAGAACGCCACTCTAGTCCTCGGGCCTCCGGGCTGCGGGAAGACGCACTACCTGCTCGATCAGATTGAGCAGGCGCTGCGGAGCGGGATCCTGCCTCATGAGATCATCTTCGTCTCCTACACCAAGAAGGCGATCCAAGAAGCGTTGGCCAGGGCCTGTGGGAAGTTCAACCTGCAGCCCAAGGACTTCCCGTTCTTCAAGACGACACATGCCCTTGGGTATGCTGGTCTTGGCCTGCAACGGACGGACGTTCTCTCTTCAGAGGACTACCGCATCATTGGCCGAGACCTTGGCCTTGTGCTGGAAAGCATCTCGGCCGTCGACTTTGATGACGGGCAACTTATCCCTGCCATAATCGGAAACGGATCTGCATACGTGCACTTGGAGAACAGAGCCCGCTACCGCTGTGTTTCCTTGGAGCAGGAATACAACGACGCCAACGACTACGACATCAGCTATCCACTGCTGGTGAAGGTGCGGCAGGTGATCGATCTGTATAAGCAGGCGAACATGAAGTTCGATTTCGTGGACATGGTCGAGAAGTATATCGACTTGGTGCCGCCGCCGCGCTCGAAACTCTTGATCGTCGACGAGGCTCAGGATTTGACCAAGCTGCAGTGGAACATGATAGGAATGCTCGCAGAAAACTCCGAGCGAGTGCTTATCGCAGGCGATGACGATCAAGCAATCTACAGTTTCGCGGGTGCCGAGGTGAAGAACTTCGTGTCTTGTTCCTCCAAGATCCACATTCTGTCCCAGTCATACCGTCTTCCGGAGACCGTGTGGGAGTTGAGCCAGCGCGTGGTCAAGAGAATACAGGGTCGGATTGACAAGGAGTTCCTGCCAAAGGAAAGCAAAGGCGCGGTTCACTGGCACATGTCCTACCACACCATCCCCTTCGACAACGGTGGAAGCTGGACGGTCATGTTTCGCATCAATGCGTTCCTTAAAGAGTTCTCCGAGCGCTTGGAAAATGACGGGTATGTCTACAGCGTCAAGGGACGATCCTCGATCAACCAAGACACTGCGGCCGCCATATACGCATGGAGGACGCTGCAGGGAGGCGGCAGGCTGTATCTCCGGCAGGTGCAGGACCTCTACAAGCTTTTGACAAAGCAGGGCCCAGAGGCCGCTCTCCGTCGCGGTGCGACGACCCTGCTCGGCGCGGCTGACCCAGAGGCGTCCTTCTCGATGGAGGATCTGCAGAAAAGTTACGGCCTTTTGGCTGGGGCAGATGCCGACGCCTTCGATGTTTTGAAGATGGGGTATCAGGAGAAGATGTATATCGCAGCTGCCGAGCGGCGCGGCGTAGACATCACCGCTCCCCCAAAAATAAATCTCTCCACATTCCATGCGATGAAGGGGGGAGAAGACGACAACTGCGTGGTATACTTGGGGACAACAAGGACCTGCGCAGAGGGTGATGAAAATGACGAGCAGCGGGCACTGTATGTGGCGATAACACGGGCGAAACACACGCTGCATCTCCTAGACTCAGACAAACGATACAGGATACCGATATGACGCGAGACGAGATCCTCGACACCGCCAAGGCATTGATCTCTGGACAGAGGGCCAAGGACTACGGGGATGCCTTCCACAACTTTAGCCGGATTGCTCAGGGGTGGAACATCATCATTGCCAACACTGAAGGACCGCTGACCGCGAAGCATGTTGCCCTGATGATGGATTGGGTAAAGA